TCCTTTAGATAATGCCATTTGGATATTAGCTTCAAGCTGTGCTTTTTGCTCTTCATCAGGTGAAACCTCAATAAATATACCAAAGTCATAAATGTAAAGGTCTTTAATCTCGTTCAGGATAGATACATTATACTTACCAATCTGATTAGCAAACTCATCTCTAAAGTCAGCGTATTCTAAAATATCACCAATCCTATAAGTAAGAGCCTCTGCTAATGAACGATAAATATACAAAGAACCATCAAGGATGTGTCTTGTAGCTGTATTAGAGTTTAATGCAGCCAACTTTTGTAGACCAACCAATGAGTTAGGGTCAGGGTTAGAACCATCTCTTGCTTCGTTAAGACCGGTCACAGACCTAATCATATCGATATAGTGATTCATATTTGTAATCAACATCTGCGTTTTAGCAGCACCTGAGTTAGAGTTTAACTGAGTAATAGGAACTCTTGCATTGTTAAAGTCTCCATCTTGAGTAAAACTTCTACCAATTACGCTACCTGTTTGGAAGTATAATCTTAAAGCATCCTCGGGACTATATGCATTACCTGTACCTAAATCAATTTCGTTTAGACCATCAGCATCAATAAAGACACCATCGGGTACTACACGGGCAATAACTTGTTGTAATTTTAAATGCGTTATTTGAATCAAGTCAGCAAATGGTATCATTCTGCGACATAAAGATTCAATAACTCCCTTGTACATACGTGGAGCACAAGCAACATAGTTTGGCAATGCGTGTTGAGATGCTGACTTAGGACGAACCATATTCTCAGACAACTTCCACTGCAATAAGATATTGGTACCCATTACCATAATACCTTCATACCAAACGTCAATTGTTTTTTCAATTTTCTCAAAGTTTCCTTCCTCCATCATTTCAACCGGAGGGTTAAAGGTCTCATCCTTTTCAATAACACGAGACCCACCGCCTTCGAGTTTCTTTTTTTTATAAATAACCTTTTTAGTTGACTTATAATTAAAATACATTAAAGTACAAGTATCACGATAGAACATACTGTTCTCATAAAATTGTGCTACATTATAATAATCGTACCACGCTTGACTATATTGTGTAATTTCTTGTAAGTCTTCCTTGGTTAATGATTGGTCAATCTTCATTAACTCAGTTAATGCTAATGTCTTAATCTCTCCCCAATAAAAACAATCTCTAAAGTATGGGTCTTCTGTATAACTGTAAACAATATTAGCAGGGTCAACGTATGAAAGTTTAACTCCTGTTCCTTGTAAAAACTCGTGCTTTGCAACACCAATACCTATAACGGTAACATCATAATCTGTTCTTTTACGAATATCATCATAATGGTTTTCATCAAATATTGTATTAATAGCTTCCTCTTCTGCAATCTCAATAGCAGGCTTAAAATTAAGCTGCATATATAATGACAATTCCTCGTCAGTTTCAGGTAGCTTATCAGGGTCCATTAAAAATGGATTAGCACCTGTCATCTCTTGTATCTTAGTAAGCACAGGTTTTCCTGCCATTTGTGTTTCAAGCATATCTTGATACTTGCTTCTCTTAGCTTGAGACATTGCATCTTGTGCATACGCCTTAACCTTGAATAACCTATCAGACATACCATTAACAACAATATCAATAAACTTTGGAAGAATAGGAACCGGAGTCCAATCTAAGTTTAAATAAGATAAATCACCATCAATAGCTAATTCATTTTTATATTTTGCAATTGATTGTTCTCCACGTGCGTATAATCTTAACCTACGGAAATCTCTCCATTGACTGTAGTATCTACAAGAGTTACCGTCTTTTCTAAACCATTCATATTGAATAGCCTGACCGACTTGCAATCCAAATTCTTTTGTTGCCTTTTCCGCATCAGATACTATCTGATTAGGAAATGAATTGGCATTTATTTGTACTGTTACATTTTTCATCTAATCAATTGACTTGTTGTTCCTTCGTTTTTATACTTAGCGAAGTTAATAATTAATTTTGATTCTTTTTTCTCCGGCATATATAAGTGCTTTTGATTTGCCATAATACATAATCCTGAACTAATAGAAGCATCAAATTTTGTTCTATCATTTATATCAAACCGTGCCCAATCTTCAAGTGTTCTTGTAAATGGCATTGTTCCCATCTCCTCCGGGTCTCTGTACTTGGCTTCTAAATCAAGACCAACAAACTTTTCTACGTAAGACTCTATTGCGGAGGCGTGTGCTTGCTTAACATCTTCTGATGAGTTTGGAATACCTCCTAACTCCCGCTCAGTCTTTGTCAACTTAGCCATTTGCTTATCCGGTCTGTTAATAGAAAATCCTCTATACCCTCTGTTTTTAATATGGTATAAAAGCCTTGGTTTATTGTTCTCTACTAAGATAGGCATTCCATAGAATATGCACGCCATTAATACTTCTTCAAAAAATATCTCCGCTGTCTGTGGACGAGCAATATACTCTAAGAAAAATTCATTTACAGGAGCATCATCCATATGAAACTTAGTCATACCGTGTAACGCTCCATTAGAACCACGTCCCCCAACAACTGCTGAGATGTCATAAGAGTCACAACCAAAAGACCCAAGGTGCTCATTGCCGGGATATTTAATCCCATTGCGTATGTGAACATTGTTCTGCATATGTTTAGGGGGTGCCCAACTAATATTGAATCTACCACGAGTATCAGGTGTCCATATTACCTCAGTATCTTTAATGCCATCCTTCCACGAAAAAGACCCACGAGTAAGGTAATGCTCCTTAATCATTGAGTCATTATAATCAATCTGTTGATATAGTTTAGTTAAATTGAACAAGGCTTGCTTGCTCTCGTCTCTAAAAGCGTGAGACTCTGTACGTGGGAACTGACGATAAAATTCGTTCAGTGCATCGGCATCACTCTTTAAAGAGTCAACCTCCGCTTCCCAATAGTCAATGGCTCCATTTGTAATCCAATTACCATCTACGCCCATTATAGGCTCAGCAGGTTTACGGAATACAGGCTGACCGTATCTATCAATGAATCCTTCCATATTCCACTCCATCGGAACAAACAAAGCATATAGACCACTTTTAGTCTGACCATTGGCGTTACGAACTTTTATGTTTGAATCCTCGTAAATATCTTTGTAATTTTGCCCCCCTTTTGAAAGTGCATTTGAGGTAGACCCCATCATACACTTACCAATAATCTTGCTACCCAATCTAAGACAGGTTTTGGTTACACGCCAATTCTCTTTTATGTTTACAGGCTTAGTCCACTTTGCAGACTCATCGTGAGCCAAGAAAAGTAACTTCTCTCCATCATATGAGTTATCTTCGGTATTCTTCCAATCTATTGATGTATCTAACCCATCGACATCATTGTCGTCAGTCTCGTACATATTCTTCTTGGTAATCTTTGCTGCCGGTACTCTGTATGCCAACTCAGTCTTTGGTTTATCCATACCATCCATTACAGGTTTAAAGAAGAATGGAAGGCGACTATTGATAGGTACAACTTTATCAGTGAACATCTTTTTAGCATCGGCACCCGTCTTTGACAAGATACCTATACGTGCGTCACGTGCGAGCGTACCTATATTAACACACTCTGAGGATGACATAAACGAGAATCCCGAACGTCTAATCTTAAGGTATATCATACCAAATGACCTTGGGTCTGCACGACAGGCTTCCCAAAATATCCAATATATTCTATTAGCTTCACGGAAGTCAGGGTACCCAATGTCAATACTTGCCCACTGCAAGTACATATAGTGTGAGCCGGTTATGTAGGTTTTAACACCATTATTCATAAACCAAGCCCCCTGTTCCCTATAATCAAACTCTTGCTCAATATAATCGACCCAACGGGTTTTAAATTCTTTTGGCTTTTCGTTCCATTGAAATATGGATTGTATTTTTGCTAACTCACGTGGAAGGTCTTGACGCTCCCAATATTGTTCAGCTTTAGTGGAGTGTCTTTGAAGACACTTATCGGGGGTAGCAGGAAGAGCAATAAATAACTCTTCTATTTCTACTATCTGCCCTATCTGTCCGGTCTTTGAGATAACAATAACATTGTACTGAGAATTGTAGCCATATAGCCACGACCTCACCCTGTTTTTATTAGAGATGACGGCAGCCGGTATATGATTCTCCACTATACGGCATAAACTATTGCTTTGACCTTCTTTCTGCAAATCCTTGTTTTGTGTCTGTTTTACTTATTCCTCTATCTACGGAGTCAAGATTTTCTTTCTCCGCTTCTATTCTACTTAGTATCTCAAACGCATCAAAGATGGCTAATTTTTTAGCTGCTGCTGCGTTTTTCATTTTATCTGCAGACACGTCTGTATCTGAATCAGTATTTATAATATCTTCCTCAGCTACTTTTACAAGATGACTAACGGCTTTGTATCCGGCTTCAATGATTCTCAGCTTTATCTCTTTAGTATCTCTCATTACTTAACCTTTAAGAATATTATCTGAACCAATCTTGCAGTCTCTGCCTCTCCAAAGTTATGGAATAAATTCCTCGAGTGTGGAGCGTCTGAGTTAAAGGCTATCATACGATTAAACTTAGAGTACATTGTAATCAACGCTTTCTTATCTTCATC